CATAATTGTGCATTTCCATGTGATCATCAGTGTTGAATCCACCTCCTTTTGACAATAAGGTGTCACCGATTTGCAGATCTTCAACCCTCATTTGTGTTGTTGTGTTTATGCTGATCAATGTCCCTTCGGGCAAACAAAAACCGCCATCCTCAAATCTATCGCCACCACCGCCACCACCATAGCATGTTGTTCTGTATGTTGAAAAATATGTTGATGCTGTGTAGGATGTCGAAAAAGATGTTGTTATACTAGCAGAAGTTGTCCAGGATGTTGTTGCAGAATAAGATGTTGAACGTGTTTTTGTCGTTGATCTTGATGTTGTCCAGTAGGTTGTCCAGGATGTTGTTGCAGAATAAGATGTCGACCTGGTTTTTGTGGTCGATCTTGATGTTGTCCAGGATGTTGTTGCAGAATAAGATGTTGTGAACGTGGTTGTTGTGGACTTCGATGTTGATCTTGTTTCTGTCGTCGATTTTGAGGTCGAAAATGTTGTCGTTGTGGATTTTGAGGTTGAAAATGTTGTCGTTGTGGACCTGCTGGTTTGCCAGGTCGTTGACGTTGTTGTGGAATAACTCTGTGAAGTTATGACCTCAGAACTTGTTGAGTATGTTGTCGACGTTGTTGTGTTTGTTGACCAGGTTGTTGTTGTCGATCTGTTTGTTGACCAGGTTGTTGTTGTCGATCTTGATGTCGATCTGCTAGTTTGCCAGGTCGTGGTTGTTTGAACATCGGTGCTGAATTCAGTTGTTGTTGTGGTTGAGGTTTGTCTCGATGTTGCCACAGCAGTATTTGTTGATCTGCTAGTTGTCCAGGACGTTGACACAGATTGATCAGTGTTGACAGTTGTTCCGACCTGGTACTCGGTACTGAATTTGTGTATTTTCTGGAATCCGATGTGTTTCATTTCCTAGCTAAAATTTCCGATGTAATTGACTAAAATTGTGGAGGTGTCGACAACAAAATATGAGATGATTGCCACGTCTCCTGAGTCTGTTTCCCAGGCAATGGTTGATCCATTTGGAGTTTTCAGATTTGATGGCAACGATGCAGGGGTCGTTGTGGCTGTGTTTTTGATAATTATATTTCCAGCCTGACCAACCTCATCAGCAGAAACAGTCACAGTCAATGACCACACTCCAGATGCCTCCAAGATAAAATTGATGTTTGCTGATAAATCAATTGGAAAGACATTTGATGCATTTTTTGTGACAGTTGTTGGTGTTGTTTGAGCTTGAATTTTAATCCAGGACCCTGCATGGGCAAAATAAGCTCCTCCAGTTGCATGAACATGGGCAAACATTCCATGATGATCTGCTGCTGCTGGTAAATCAGCCAAAGTCGAAAACAAAGGAGTCACTCCCTTTGCATAAATCTCAGACGTGTTTGTCTGAATTTTTTGCATTGCAGCTCTTAAGCTGTCCCCAGTGGAATCATTTGCCTCTGTTCCGAGATTCAAGTCAATTTGTGCCATTTTATATGTTTATAGTTTGATCAATTTTTGTGAGTATTGATGATATTAGGATTTTTGTTGTGTCGATTGTTAACCTGACAAGAGCCTGGAGTCCCTGAGTTGCAGATGCAATGATTGTTTTCAAATGCTTTGCAGGTGTTTCTCCCCAATTTGAGACCACATATGTCTCTCCGAAATTCACGTTGTTTGCCAATTGTTTTTGTCATATTAATCCAGAACAAATCCTGTGAAATAGCTTGCATGATCTGGGTACATGTCACTTGAGCTGTTTGACAAATATTCTGGGAATGTTGTTGTGTTGTTTCTTATATAATCGAGAAAGCGATCAGCGTGAAATTGTGCAGCTGATCTTTCTCTCTCGATCATGTCGTCAATCTCGTCTGCACTTGCAGTTTCCGAGTTTTCTGATCGGTGCTTAAAAATACCTTTGTTTGATATTTGATAGGCGATTCTAGGCAACATCTCAACCATTGAATAGTGGATGAGAACTGGTTTGATATAATCCTCTAGGAGCGATCTATATGGTCCAGAAAGGGTGTCATTTTCAATGTCTGTTGTCAGTCTTTCATACAAATCAGTCCCCAGCATTGATTGAATGTGAGTGATTTGTGCCAGATAAACTGCATTGACATATCTGTCAACATCAAGGTTGCCATTGATTGACGTGAATGTTTTCACATCTTTATCATTGATGAAAAGTGCTTTCATTTTTTTTGGTTCTTATTTATTAGACGACAAAATGGTCAACTGTTATCCTTTCCAGTTTGGATGATGACCCTTGTCTTTCCTGGTTGAATTTGCCTCAGAGACCTCTGGTGGGTTCTTTGGTAGTTTAAAACCTTCTCTCACAGCTTGATTCACATTGACATAATTTGTCCCAGCTAAAGCATCACCGCCCCAGAGCGTTCCATCCTTTTTAAATCGCTTTCGAAAGATGACTCGCTGGAAAACATGGGAACAGTTGACCCCGCCCGCAAAGCGGAAAAGTGAGTACCGTTTGCCCTTATGACCATGGCTTTTGTTTATCCCTTTAAAACTCATTTGAGAAATGTCCTCTTTGCGATATAATTTGTCAAGTTTTAACATTGATTTGCAGAACTCTCTGGAGCTTCCTCCCTTTGTTTTTCTGTTTGTTCCTGAGACATATCGATATCTCACTTTGTATCTCTCACTGTCTTGTGCTGAATCCTGGTTTGCTGAGAAATTCATTCCGTTCAAATATGCCTCAACATCAAAATCCTCTGGCTCATCTTCGGTTGTTTCAGCTCCGATCATTTCATACTCATTCGAGTCAATGTCCTCGCCAAACTCCTGGAGCTGTTCAAAGAGGTCTGAGGCATCATCATCATTCAGATGTGGTCTTTCATCTTTTTTTTTTGCAACTGCCAGAGAGAGCTCCTCAACTGCATTCCCTTGGAACATAGATCTGGCAACCTCAATGTCAAACTGGAGCATTTGAACAAGAAAGACAATCGCCTGATCCTCATTTAAAATTCCGTCTTTTACATTTTGCAAGATTGACAAAGCGGATGCAATCTGTGCACCATTATATGAAGCAGCTTTGTCCTGGAGATCTTCATCTGATGAAACCTCAGCAACAACAGGTTTGTCAATGTTTGTTTCTGAATCTTCCTGCTCTTGAGTGATCACGCTGTCAGCCTCTCTAAATTCTAGGGGCTCAAGAGTTTTGAAATACATGTCCAGGGACAATCCATTGACAGCCATGATCTCGTCTAGTGCTGTGATGATCTGCTCTTGATATGGTCTGATCGTGACGTTTGTGAATAGCCTTGAGGAGTTGATGATCTCATCGGCATTTGATCCGAGTCCAGAATTTCCATCTCTCAATCCAATAAGCAAAGGAGAGGTCACTCTGTGTCCGATCATGATTTTTCTGGAACACTCTTCGCTGAGATACTCATATGTCTGAGCAGCGTCCTGGATCGGCAAATCAATCACCTCTGGAGCTGTCTCTTTGCTTTCTGAAAATGAAACAATGATTTTGTCTCCATGCTGTGATGTGAGTTTTCTGACAACATCGTTTTTGATCTCAACCATTTTATCACGGGAGGGAGTGCCATTTGGAAAATTTATCATTTTGCTTGCTGAAAATGAATTGTTGACCGTGTTCAATAAATAGTCTGCAATGTTTTCCTCGAGTTCACAATATGCTGCTGACCCCATCCAATCAGGGAGGGACAGATATTTCATTGATGAAATGTATCTCCCTAGGATGAAAATCTCATTTGATGCTCCTGATCCAAACACTGGGATCCTCAGAGGCTTGTCATTTCGTTTTGCTTTCTCCCAGTCTGGATGATAAAACCAGGCTTCAATCTCTCCTTTGTCATTGCATTTCTCTGGTCTGAGGGTCTCCATTGGAAAGTGTGTGACCTGGTCAACTTGTTTTCCTTTATATGTCACCTGGAGAGCTCCCATCCCTAAGATTTTCAAATCCAGGATTAATCGCTTGAGATCTTTCTTTTTGAACATGTTGATCATTGCTGCATACTCGTCAGGCTTTTTTGATTTGTCAAAAGCGTCAAGCCCTTTTCCATAAACCTGAGCAGCAATCGAGTTGATGATTGTGTGGTTTGTTGGTGAGTTGATGTATCTGTCGATCAAATATTTTGGGAAATTGTTGTCATCACCGAAGTGAATCCAGTCCCTTTGTTTTGATTCTGTGATTTCTGGTCGGGTATATGCCGACAATTCTATGACGTGAATGTTTGAATCTTTCATGAGTACATTTTGAATTTGTTTTCTGTTGAATTGTTTTGTGTGGTTTTGTATGTGTAAACCTGGTCATTGACAGAATAATTTCCTGTCTGGTTTGTCACCAGGATTCTGTCCTGATAGATCAGAGTGTTGTCATGTGTGATTTCTAGTTGATATGTTGTGTCAAGTCTAAAATTGAAAGCAGATGTGTATTGATACCAATATTTTTCAGATACAAGTCCAGTGACAGTTGCATCATGGATGACCTCTCCCTCTCCCTCTGTTGTGATTTTGATGTTGTATTCTGCATCAATTACATGATATCGTGGGATGAATGAGATCGTCTGGTTTTCTGTTGTTTTATCAAGTTTGATCATGGGTTCTGTTTTAATTAAAAAAGGGGCAAGTCAATCAAGACCGCCCCTCCTCCTTTCACACATTAATTCAACTTACACAGATGAATGTTGTTTAAGAGTTAGTCCCCACAGTTGTGGTGATTTCAGTTTCTCCAGCAAATGGATCATCAGAGGTTGCACCTGACAACACAACAAATCTAGGAGCTGTTGCTTCCTGAGCTGTGAATGTCAAATTGATTCCTGTAAAATCTGCAAATCCCTGTCCAGAACTGATCGAACCGCCTGAAAGCTCAGCTCCATATTTTTCGCCCATCAACAAAACGTCTCCATTTCGTGTTTGGATGAAAATTCTGGGTCGAGAGTATGCAAGCATCTTGATTTCTTTTAAATCCTCTTTTGTTGTCTTTGGCAATTGCAAAGTCAAAGTTGATTCAAAGAATGTTGTCCCAGATTCTGGGCTGCTGTTGATTGCAGTTTCAAGACCATTGGCTCCCTTGACATCGTATTGAAAAACCTCGATTCCTGTCCCAGCTATGTCGGTGACTTCATCCTCAGCTCCAATTGTCAATGCCCCTAGAGAATCGGTGGTGAAGAAAATTTTCTCCACCCCTCCGATTTGATCCTTGCAATTCAGGGCTCTGCCCTTTGTTAATTCGCAATTTGGCATAATTGATTGATTTATAGGTTATTAAGCATTAACTCTGTACACGATCTCTGATCCAAGTCCATATTGAACCCCAGCAGAGAAGCGAGCAACGAAACGAACATTGTCATCTCCTAGTGTTGCAGACGTGTCGATCACTTTGATCTCTTGAGTGTCGCTTAATAAACTCAAGCCATAAAATAAATTGGTTGTTTCAGCAGCGATGATTGTGTTCTCAGCTAAACCTGGAGCGTGGAAAATAGAAATCCCATCGAATTTCAATCCTTGTCCATCATACCACAAAGAACCTTTGTTCTCAATACCTGCGGCTCCAGTGCCCGAACTGGCGAAACCGCCTAATGAACGAACATATTTCTGTAAGTCCTTGCTGCTCAAGTAGATACGCATGTTTGGACTGTAAACCTTAGCGTTTGGAATTGCATTTGCAACCTCAGCAAGTTTGTCTAAAATGTTTCCAGAAGTGATTGCATCAGATGCCACATCGATCACATCAGAGTCAGCAGCTGCTAGAGTTGCCAATCCGTCAAATTCACCAGCGTTTGCATTTACTCCTCCCCAGATAGTTCTCTCCATTTGGTCAGAGATTTTTCCAGCGAAATATTCGATGATGAATTTCTCGAATGTTGAAGGCATGTCACGGTGAGCAGAGAATCCTGCCTCAGCAGCTAGCCAGTCATTTGCGAATGTGCTTTTGCAGATTTTGCTGTTGATTTGGAAATCCTCTACCTGGAGGATTCTTTCGTTCATTGCTACATTTCCACTGTCCGAAAAATCACAACTAGCCGATGTGATCAAATTTCCAGATGTGGAAACTGTGTTGAGTACTTCTTTGTGAAGTACGTTTGCTTTTACAGTGACACCGCCATTTGCGACTGTGTCATTGCTCAAAAGTCCAGCTGCTAAATATTCGCCAGCGTGTTGTCCTGAATACGAGGAATTGTTGATGGTTAGTGCCATTGTTTAAAGTTTATTTAAGATTGATTTGATTCGTTGGTTTCGGTTTTGTCGGACATTGTCCTGATAAGCAAAATTGAACTTTGCTGTTTCTGCTTCTGGATTGTGAGCAATTGGTTGAACAGACAATGCTGCTTCAACTTTTTCTGCTTCAACCTCAACATTTTCAGCTGGTGTCTCTTCTGCTAGATCCTCAGAGCTCGAGAATTTCTCCTCGATCATTTCTTTGATCTCATTGACTGCTGCTGCAAACTCCTCTTTTGTGACATATTCTGCCTCAATTTTTTCGTCCGCTGGAGCTTCCTCATCTGCTGCTGCTTCAACTTCCTCTTCTGCTGGAGCTTCATCTTTTGAATCAGATGGATCTTTCATCTCAGCGATGATTCCCTCCTCCTCAACAACTAGAGTCTGACCATTG